ACCCTGGCCTTTTGGAGTTAGCTGCCTCAGAAATGGGGCAGTTTTTTTTGTCCGAATATAGGACTTGTCAGCGTATAAAAAAATATACACAATTAATCCATGTCAAAAGCAGGAAGGCTCAAATGGGTTAGAGAAACGCTTGGTTTAAGACCAAGTGATGTGTATTTTCCACTAGATATCAAGCGAATTACATTTTTTAGTCGAGAAAAGAATCTGCAAGGGGTGAATCTCCTAGACCTTGCTTCAATGATTGAATTCTATAATGAAAAATGGCAAGAGAAGTTCCAATCTGCATATCCAAAGTACCATAATAGGACTATTAGACGCATAACATTTGAGTTTATTGTGTTTGGCGTTGATCGGGGTGATGCTGAAAATGAGCGTATAATCAAGATGTTAAAAGATAATTATAAAGAAAAAGAAGAGATTCTTAATAAAAGAATAATGGAATTAAAAGTGGAGTTGATGAAGAAATGATGCACAAGCTCGCACAGTACTATAAAGAGACTAATTAATGTATGGCACAAAATACAAGCCTGAATATTGTAAGAAACTGGTTGAGCATATGTCTGAGGGGTACAGTTTCACAACATTTGGAGCGGTGGTCATGTGTGGGCGTAGAACTCTTTATGAGTGGCTTGATAGGCATGAGGAGTTTAGAGAAGCAAAGCAATTAGGGGAAGCTCTTTGTCAGAGATATTACGAAAACCTTAATAAGAGGCGATTGGAAGGTGACAAGGATATTGATGGCTATATGCTTCAATTCACCATGAGGACTCGTTTCTATAAAGACTATGGAGACAAGTCCAAGCTGCAAATAGATGTGCAGAATAAAACCGTAGAAGATCTAGTGATTGAAGCCAAGAAAAAGCAATTAGAAAACAAACCCATCGAAGAGGTTGAATATAAGGAAGTAACAAAGGAAAAAACAAATGGAATTAAAAGAACTAAAAGAGTTAGCAAAAAGTAATGGATTAGAGTTTGCTAAAAACGCCACAAGAGATCAAGTTAAAGCATTACTAGACGCAGCTGAAATCCCTTACAATGATGAGCCAATGCCAAGAGATTTTCAATTAGAGGCAATCGAGTCAGAAGTTAAAAAGAATAACTACACTAGCTCAGAGTATGACATTGATGAATTAATCAGTGAGTACAAAATGGCAGAGTCTTCAATTGATATTAAAAGAGCTGATCAAAAAAGAGCCGTTATCAAAAAGAAAATAGCTGAAGACAAAGAGGCACTAAAAAAGCTTTTAATTTGGGAAAGAAGACGAGGAATTATTAGTGTATCAGATGATTACTTGCTTAATGAAATTGAAGAGTCTGAATGCACTAAAGTATGTGAGTGTACCAATAGAATCCCTAGTGGTGGTAGCTTTGCCGAGGAAGGGCAAGAGTATAAGTACAAATCTTACTATGATGAAAGCCGAAATAAAGAAGTATTTGTCGTTTTTGTCAAAAGAGAAATTGCTCCTGAAGATCAAATAAGCAAAGAGCTTGCATGGAAGATGTCTCAGGGGTTTATGCCAACAATGGACGATTATGCTCCTGCTAAAACTCAAGTAAGAAGAGTAGCAATGGTAGAATCAGAGTTTAATAAATATTTTAAAATAGAGATCTAGTCATAAAAGAATTAGAAGACTTCTATTTTTACAGTGAAAATTGGCTGAAAATCCAGACGAAAGTTGACGGTCGTCAGCCTTTTTTACTTAGAAGGTATCAGAAGGAATTTGTTAACCTTGTTCAAAGCATTAAAGGGCCGAAAAGGCTTGTAGTTTTGAAACCTAGGCAATGTGGGTTTAGTACTTTAGTCGGTGGAATGTTTAGTCACAGAATGTTTACTGATCTAAATTTCTATGGTCTAGCTATGGCAGATAAACATGACAGGACTCAAAGCATAGCCTCTATTTATAAATATTTCTATGAAAACTTGCCCGATCAATTAAAACCGTCTGTGACTAAGTTTAATACTGAAGAAGTTTATTTTGATATATTCAAATCGGGCATAAGCTTTATGACAGGTAATGATCCTCAAGCTGGTCGGTCTGGCACGAGGAAATTTGGTCATTTGTCTGAATGGGCGTTCATTAGGTATACAAGCGAAATAGATGAAGGTGTTCAAAACTCTATTCCTCTTGATCCTGATACCTACATAATTAAAGAATCAACAGCTAATGGTAAATCAGGTTTAGGCAAAGCCTTTTATGATCTTTGGAATGCTGCTAAACGTGGTGACTCTATCTATAAGCCTTTCTTTGTTGCCTGGTATGAAGTGGACGATTATAAATTACCTCTTGAGCCAGGATTCAGCTTGTCAAGGGAAGAAAAAGACTTAATTAAAAGAATTCCTCCCTTGACGAAAGAAAATTTGCAGTGGCGTAGAATGAAAATCACTGAATATGCTACTGATGAAAACTCTCTTCTTTCTCCTGAAGAAAGATTTAATCAAGACTTTCCTGTGGACGACGTGACCGCCTTTCTTTCGACCGGTTCCCCATTATTTAGTCAGATTGAACTAGACAAGAAAATAAACACTCTAAAGCAGTCTCCCAAAAGGGAGATACAAAATATCCTTACCTATAAAAATCAATTCATTAGAGACAATATTCAAAATATAAAAATATATTCTCCTCCCAGGGAGAATAAGCAATACTTTTTAGGGGCTGATGTATCTGAAGGTTTAGCAATGGGAGATGCTTCAACGATATCTGTCATTGATGAAAATTACACTCAAGTTTTTAGCTACTATGGAAAGCTTGATCCCGATTTGTTCGGTCATCTAATTGTTGCCGTAGCCGAGTATTATAAAAATGCTTTAGTGACTCAAGAGGTAAATAATATGGGTCATACAACTATGACAACTATTCGAAATGAGGGCTACACTAACGTCTATAGAAAGATGGTTGAAGATAAGATAACCAAAGAGAAAACGACTAAGATTGGTTGGCGAACAACTAAAGAAAGTAAACAAGATATGCTAAATCATTATTGTAAATTGTTTAGAGATGGTGATTTAACTATCTTTGATGTTAGTTTGCTTATAGAAATGACTCTAGTTACTCGTGGTGATAACGGCATAGTTGAATTGAATGGAAAAGATAGGGTGGTTGCTATGGGACTTGCTTGCATGGGAAGAAAGGCAACTAGTAGCTTAAATATAAAAAGAAAGGGTAAATCTGAGCTTGATAAAATACAAGCAATGTTTAACCCTAAGAAAAAGGATAGGATATTCTAATGAAGGAAAAACTAAAGAAGCCATGGTTAATCGTTGTCCTGGGAGCAATTGTCACAATATCAGGCGGCATAATTACTTATATAGGCTTAGAGCAAGTTCAAGAATACAAGCTTGATGAATATAAACTGCCTTAATGTGGGATTTATTTAAGACAGGTATATACTCTCTATTAGTATTGCTTTTTGTTAGCTGGCTTTGCTATATGTCAGTTAGTGCATTTAAAGAGCTTCAAAGGTATGAGCTAGAAAGAAAGAAAAATGGAGTGATAATCTATGATTGATATTTTTATCATTTGTGTAATTGTTTGGACCATCTCAAGTTTAGCTGTTTTCTCTTATTTCTGCTTTTATTTCCTCCCAGGTTTGATTAATCCTGAGCAAGCTCAGAAGCTTGAACTAGAAAGGAAGGCAAAAAAGATAGAAAAGAAAAAAGGGAAGGTTTACAACCCTAGCCAAGATTTAGATAGGACAATGAGGAAGGGAAAGCCTAAGATATTTGATTAATCCTTTCTTTTGCTATGTTAAAATACTTCTCTTCTTTTTCTATTCCGATGAATTTTCTATTCAAGTTTTTACAAGCGACACCTGTACTCCCACTTCCCATTGTAAAGTCTAAAACAGTTTCATTTTTTAGTGTGTAGGTTTTGACTAAATATTCGAGTAGTGTAACTGGCTTTTGTGTTGGGTGCAGTCTTTTATCTCCATATAGAGCGTGTTTAAATTCAATAATTCTTTTAGGGTATTTTAAAGACGGGTCATAATTTTTAGAATATTCTCTTTTTCCATTACTTATAATTTTTGCTCCGTCTAATGTATTTTTCCCGTTTTTATAACTGACTTCATTTCTTCTATCTCTAATTTTACCTATTACTTTTATCATTTGTGGATAATAAAAAGATTTTTTTTGAAAAAACACAGATATTAATTCGTGGGTGCAATGAGGTATAGTTTTAGCATGAACAAATGTTGACGATTTTCCTTTTTCCCATATCCAGTCATACTTAAACATTTTAACATTAGATATCCTAAGAGCGCTACTAAATGGCTCACTCCCAAACAAACAAATAGCACCATTATCTTTAGTAATTCTTTTAAGTTCATTCCACATAGGTTCAAAAGGTATGACAGTATCCCACTTGCACGCTGTCGTCCCATAAGGAGGATCGGTCAATATCATGTCTATAGACTTATCGGGAATACTTTTCATGACCTCAAGACAATCGCCCAAATGTAAGCCAATCATTAATAAAGCCCTTCAATCTTGCCATCTCCAATAGCGTCAAGCTCTCTGTCACCAAAGCCAATTCCCATATCATGAAGCTTCTTTAACAATTCAGGGGTCCAGTACTTGGTCTTATTCTCGCTCTCTGGTAAGTCCTCATAACCAATCTCGACTAATCCCATATTCTTTAGATGCTGTTTGTATTCCCCATAAGTAGCGCAGTGCTTTCTTATGTTTCTTTGAAAGCCAGGGACAAAGCTATCTCTAACCATAACTTTAGACCTAATAACTGCCATCTTAGGATAGCCACAGCTAAAGCATTGATGCCCATTAATAGAGTATTGAGTTTTTTCAAATTCCTCTATGCTTAGCCTTCTCAAAAACTCTTCATTGCACTTGCGACATTTAAAGCGATAATTTTCATGTTTTTCCATGAGTGAAATTCTAAGCGTATATTTTTATATACACAAGTTTTTTACTTAACAGGCAGCAATAAAAATCTGCTTATGGATAAAAAGAAAAAGCCACTTGATATAGTAAAACAAGTTAAAAAAGACCTTTCAAAGTATCGGAAAAACTTCGAGACTCTTTGGGAGGATGAAGAAGACGCATATTATGGGAAAATCTGGAAAAATACTCCTGAATTTCGTCCCTATGAAAATATGTGCTTCCAAATTGTCGAATCAGAAGTTCCGATATTAAGTGATTCTTATCCAGGTGTTGCCGTAAAGGTAACTGATCCAGAATTTTTAGAACAATCTAAGATATTACAAAAAGGCATTGACTGGGTTCTAGAGTCCCAAAACTTCCAAATTAAATTTCCTAATGTAGTGAGAAAATCACTCATATCCGCACCGTCCTACCTTCACCCATATTATGATGCCAATGCTAAAAATGGAGAAGGCGAAAATAGAATCGAGCAAATCGATTGGCGTTTCGTCTGGCTTTCAGGAAATAGCGAGTACATCGAAGACTGCGACAAGGCTCGCATTGAATTGAAAAGATCCCGTGAATGGTTAAAGCTTAACTATAAGAATTTCACAAAAGAGATTGAAAATCAAAAACCGGACATAATCGAAAAGTCCGAGCGAGACCATCAGCTAGAGCGTTTTGATTCAATGGAATACGCTCGAAGAAAGAAGCCAGCTATGTATCAAGATGATGATATGCTTAAGCTGGTTAAGACTTATATTCGTGACTACTCACTTGAGGAAATACCTCAAGAAGAGACAATTGAAGACATTGAAAAAGAAAAAGAGCAATTAGCCGAGGGCATGAGCCCTGATATTAATCTCTATGAAGACCATAACTATCACATAGAGGCTCACTCTCAAGAAATAATGGAAATCTTTGCCCAGGTAGGGGCTCAAGATGAAGAATCCTTTCAAATGGCAATCGAGCAAATTCTAGCCGAGTCACCTGAAAGCGGAGTTGAAGAGCTAGTGTTTAAAGTTGAGCTACTCAAAAGCCACATTGAAGAGCATCAAGTTCTACAAAAAGAAAATCCGAAAGGTGGAAGACCTAAATATAAAAATGGCTTAAGAGTCATTGAAACACTAGAGGATAAAACCGTCCTTTACGATGGACCCTCTCAAGATGATCATGCAGAAATTCCACTAGTCCCCTTCTATGCTTATAGAGATGGGACTATTTATGGCTATGGTGAAATAAGAAATATTATTGACTCCGAGAGAATGAAAGCAGAGCTTCAATATAAAGAATATGAAGGCCTAAGAAAAGTAGCCAACCCAGGCTTAATAGTTGATGAAGAATCAGGATTAACTGAAGACGATATAACTAATGAAGACGGTGCCATCTACGTTCTACCTCAAGGGACTAACGTTAGATACCTTCAACCTGGAAGTGTTAGCCCGCAGATCGGACAGTTTAACCAAGATCGAAAAAGATCAATTCTGGATATCTCAGGAGTCAATGAAGCTACTCAAGGAAAGATGCCAGCTCCAAACGCAGCTGCCTACACTGTTGAGAAAATCAACCAACAAGCTGTTGGCAGGATAAGATTAAAAGATCGGCAAAATCAAAGATACTCAATTAAAAGACTTGGTAAACTTTTAGCAAGCAATATTATTCAATATTGGACTAATGACAAAGTTCTTTACTTAACTGAAGAGGGCGATCAAATAGATCAAATCGTCTTCAATCCTATTGGGATGCAAGAGTTAGAATATGAAGTTGAGATAAGTGAAGGATCAATGGCAGGGATTGATAAGGACTCCTACAATGCCATGCTGTTTAACTTACTTAATGCCGGTCAAATCACCTTAAAAGATATTCTAGAATTAGGTGATATTCCTAAAGCTAAAAAACTAAAAGCAATTGTAGCAGAAAGAGAAAATACTGAAGCTCAATTGCAGCAAATGCAACAAGAAAATATTTTATTAAAGGGACAATATGCTCCGCAAAGCCTCACTGAAGAGGAAGCAGAGATATTTGCCCAGTTACAATCTGAAGCACAAATGACCCCCAATGATGGGCAAGTCTAGCAAAGGATAGATATATATGAGCGATTTAGAAAAGTACATGGATGATGCCAACCTAAGTGACTTAGGCGCAGAGACCAGTGCTAGTGAATCCACCGAGGCAAGCGTAGAGAGCCCCTCAACTAGTGAAGTTGAAAGTCAAGCAAGTGAGAGCGAGTCACCAAGCTTAGAGGATCAACTTAATGACTTTAATTCTCAAGAAACTAATCAAGAGAATGAAGGTCAACCATCCAATGCTTTATTAGACCAATTAAATGATCTTGGCGTTATCCGACAAGGGATGCCAGTTGAGTTTGATGATGTTGATAAGGTTAAGGAGTATTTGTCTAAAGGTTTCGACTACACAGCTAAAACAATGGAATTAGCTGACCAGCGAAAAGAGTTTGAATCTCAAATGCAAGCGCAGCAAGAAGAGATCCAACAGATTCGCCAGGAAGCTGAGACTTTTAGAAATGAGAATCAAGAAAAATTAACCGAAAACGAGGTTATGGGACAGGTTCTATCTGAGTTAAGAGATTCAGATCCCGATGCTTTTAATTACATTGCTAACGCCTACAGTAGAATGATGGGTACTATTCAAATGCAGAATAATAATCCTGTTTTACAAGGTGTTAATCAAAAGATCAGTGAACTAGAAAAACAACTTCAGAGCAAAAACCAAGAGCAAGAGCAGAATGAAATTAGCAACATTCAACAGGAATGGACTAATGGATTACAAGAAGTTCAATCAAGTTTTGGACCTAAGCTTAGACAGCTAGGAATAAAACCAAATTGGCAAAAAGTTCAAAACAATTGGAAAAGCGACAAGTCAGGGCAAACCTCTGTAAAGGAAGCTTTTTTTGCTGTTCATGGAGACCAAATACATAAAGCTTTAGAGGCTCAAAGTAGGCTTAACGCCACAAGGGCTAAAAGCAATAGTCGTATGGGTCCACAGAAAACTGAAGAGGTTAAAACTGATCAAAATAAAAGCGTCCATGGCTCTGGTACTTACTTGAAAGATCTTGAGTCCATAGCTGCAAAGTATGTATAACAAAAGGATAAGTTATGGCGTTTACTTACACACAAGTCACGGCTAGAGTGTTGGCCGCTTAATATAGGGATATATTAATATGAACTGGGGAAAAAACGGGAAGGCTAAAATTCAAAAGAATCATGCTAATCCGAACGGAAGTATCGGGAGTAACAACCCCTTACACGTGCAACGCATAGGCAATGAAACTGCAATAGCAGAATATAACTTGCCCACGAGTCTCCGGCACCTAGAACAGGTGAAAAGGTATGCTGAACTTATGGGAAACCATAAGAACTAGAGGATAAAAAGCCTTTAGGGTAACAAATTGATCACTAACGATCTAATTAAGGATAAATTAAGTGAAGGCGTTTTCAATTCAAATGCTTTCTTAGCACGTCTAAGAGAAAAACAAATGTTAGAGGAAGGCGGGAATAAGATTCTTTGTCCTTTAATGACAGTAGATGATACTGGGTCAACAGGTGAGTTCTACTCTCCACGAGATGCTCTGTCTCTAAATGAATATGATGGAATTTCGGCGTCTGAGCATGACTGGAAATACATCGTAGAGAGCGTTGTAGTTTACAAGGCTGACATTGCTAAAAATGCTGGTAAACTAGGTGTTTTAAAGCTTATTGACAGCAAAGTTCGTCAAGCTGAAATGGCAATGAGACAAAGAATGGCTAAAAGTGCTGTTGGTGATGGAACTGGTGCTAATGAGTTCATCGGTCTAGATGCTATTATCGCTTCATCTGGTTCTTACGGCGGGATTGCATCTACTGATCTTCCTAGCTGGGTTTCTTATGTAGATGACAATAGCGATGTTGCTAGGGCTTTAACTCAAGCGATCGTTGACAAGGCTTACGACCAAGCTGCTGAATTTGGAATTGGTGCGCCTACTCTTGGTATCATGGGTAAAGGTGTTTTCTCTAAGTTCAAAGGACTTTTAACAGGTATTCAAAGAACTACTCGTGAAAATACTCTTGATGGTCTAGGACATAAGGGACAAGCTCTTGTCTACAATGGGATCGACCATATTATTGAGAACAATATGAATTCTGGGGAATTATATTATATTGACGAGGGTCATTTCCGTCTTCATGTGCATCAGGACCATAACATGCGTCGTCAATCGATCAAAGATCTTGAGACAGCTGATGCATTGCTTGAAAGAATTTTCCTTTACGGTGCTGTTGTTGCTTCAGAGAGAAAATTTCACTCAAGAATTAATGATATTACAGTTTAATTAAAGGGGTATAGAATGAAATTATTACTTTTATCTTTCGTTTTGACCTTCTCTGCCTTTGGTAAGGTATGTTTAGAAGGTCGTTCAACTACTGAAGACGGTACAGGGTCTATCAAGTCTCAAGAGATTTGTTATATCAATGTAAAAAATGGTTCCGGTGGATCTTTAGCTAAAGGTGCTGTGACTATCTTAGATGAAGACGCAGCTAATGGGTTCACTGTAAACACAAGTACAACAGCTGGTGCCGTTCCTCATTGTGTTTTAATGGAAGCTTGTGCATCTAACAAAGTTTGTAAGTGTCAAACTTACGGATATGCTAGTTTTGTAGATTTTGATGTAACGAACTCAAATGCTACAAAAGGAAACTTGGCTTTTATCTCTGAAAATAACGCTGGTTATATTCAAGGTGAAGCTGAAGGCTCTTATGCTGCTTCAGATGTTCCAGTTGGTGTTTTCCTTGAAACTGCTTCAGCTTCAGGAGAAATCAAAGTTTGGCTTAAGCTCGACTAATGTTTAATCACATAATTGGGGGTGGGTTGATACTCACTCCCTTTTTATTCAGATTTTCTCATGGAATGAGTCAACCAAGGATTTCAAAAGCCTTTTTCTTGTACTTTGTCTGTGCAATAGCGGTCTTTTTCTATGAGAAGTCAAAAGATATCGATATCAAGCATAAACTTGCTATGGTGTCGATTATTGCCATAAGCTTATTTAATACAAATATGTTTATGAGCAATAGATTCTGGCTACAATTTCAGCTCTTAAGCAGCTTTTTATTCTTGTTTTACATGATGATTACTAGTGATCTAAAAAAAGAAGTTCTTATAAGATATATAATTGCTTTATGCTTTATCGAATCTTTCTGGGTCTTCTCCGCTTCGTTAGGACATAATTTTTACGACTATCTCGCCATGCTTTTCCCAGGTGTCGAAGTCGCTGAAAAGTCTATTTCTTATCAGAAGTATCCTTTAGGAAGTTTGAATAATCCAAATTTATCAGGGGCTTTAATTGCTGTGACTATGCCCTTCTTCTTCAAAAAAGATGTATGGCCATGGCTTATCTTGCCAGCGACTAGTTTATATTTATGTGATTCAGCAATGAGCTTTTTAACCTTAATTGCTGGTGTATCATTTTATCTATGGAATAGGTTTACTAAAGATAAATTAACTCCCTATATAAGCTTTGCAGCTCTAGGGATTCTTTTTTTAGCAATAGGACTACCAGAATCGGGATTTTTTAGTGGACAGTCTAGATATCAAGCATGGATGAAGTCACTTGATTATTTTACTAGTCCTCTTTTCGGTCATGGATTAGGTTGGACAGGGGACATTTTTAGAGAAAATGTCTTTGGTCGAGAGTACTTTGTGCAGCTTCATAATGAATACTTGCAAACTCTATTAGAGATGGGAATAGTCGGACTATTTTTCTTTGTAGCAGCCTGGATGATATGCGCTCTAAGATCAAGAAATATTCTAGTATCCTCCTCAATGTTTGCTATCGCTGTAAACTCTTATGGGAATTTTTATTTTCATATCTCTCTGCTTAGTTTTGTCGCTTTAATTATTGCTGCAATTGCCTATAATAATAAAGAAGGTGTTTTATGAGTCAACAATGGAATGGTAAGGCTTTAATTGATTGGTTTGGAGTTAGACTATGGGACTCATCAACTACTTTTAGAGGCTATATAATCGATTGGATAAATGAAATCCAGAATGATCTAGTGGCTGATTTGCCTATTGATCATTATCTTTTTCAAATGAAAAAGCTCCTCCCTACAGAGCAGGAAATAATTGATTTATCTCCTCAAATTCCAAGTGCTGCTTCAGCTGCTATTGCTAGTGGCGGAAATTTGACGGAAGACTCAAGCTATAAAGTTTATTTTACGTTCATTCTATGGGATGCAGACCAGAAAAAATATATAGAATCAGAATTATCAGAGGCAGCAACAGAAGTGACTGCCACAGCAACAGATAAAACAATCAATTTAACTTCTATTGATGTTTACGATGGCACAGCTACAATTGAGCCCCAAACAATTTGGCGAAGAGTTTACGTTGCGACAAAAGCAGATGGTGAAACTAGCTATGGTGAAGCTTTTTACTCCCAGGACATTGAAGACAATACAACTACCACTTTAAGCATCACAGCTGAGCCAAGTTCAACAATAACCGCTCCTAGCTACACTGAAGTTGGAGAGTTATCAAGTAAGCATTCATATTTTAGCCCTGGTAATCGATTCTTAAGAAGAGAAGACATGAACAGGATTAAGAGATTCGATCCTGATAGTTCAACCAGCTCAACACCTAGCTATTTTGATTTTGTAGGAAGTGAAAGAATAATTCTTTACCCGAAATTATCCAGCACAGCTACAACAGATCAAAGAACGCTTAGTTATTATGTCTATAGAAGACCACACGAGATCTTTTATGATGTTACTCGCCCAGTTGATCTGCCAATTGATTTTAGAAAAGCATTAGTTGAGGGAGTTGATTGGAAGGCTTACGAGTTTAGAGATAGAGCAGGCAAAGAGTCTAAGGCTCAAAACTATGAAGCTTACAAGAGACAAATAATAAGAAAATACAAAAGACAAAAACAAAGACCGTCAACCATTAGAGATGTTAATGGTGATTTTAGAGGCTATGAGGTCTAGATGCCACAAAGACTAAGGCAAACATTTAAATTCAAAGATTTTAGCATACCTGTAAGCTATGAATCAGATGCTCAAGGCAGAATGAGAGATGCCAGGAATGTTTATACTAATAAAAATAGGCTGGACACTCGTCATGGAATACAAAGATTTAATACTTATGCTCTTGGGGCTTATGGTTTCTTTCTTGACATATCAACACTGGACGTAAATAAGCTTGACACTGAAAACAGCATCGACAATGAATCAGTTTTGTCTGACTGTGACTCTGTTACCTTTTTCAAAAAGACTGATGGAACTAGCTACACAATAGTAAAGGCCGGTATTACTCTTTGGTCTATTGCCAGTGATGGAAGCCATACAGCTTTAAAAACAAACTTATCAGCTACAGCAAAGCATAGAGCTATCACAATGACCGATAGACATATTATTGCTATTGGTACATCGGGATTATTCACTTACGATGGTGTCACATTTACCCAACTTGGGCAGGATAGCAGTGATACGGCCGTAACAGTAGCCGCAAGTGGATCAGGAAATAGCTTAACTGCTTCTGATTATCAAGTGGGCTTTACTTGGTATGCAAGCTCAATAGGTTTCGAATCTAATTTATCAACAGCAAGCGCAACAGTGACAGTCGCAAGTGGTGAGCAAATAGACGTCTCAGGAATTCCCACAAGTGCAGATAATGAATTGATTGATAAGAAAAGAATATATTTTAAAGATGTCACAAATGAAGGTGCATGGCTTTTTTGGGATGAGATTAACTTAGATGTGACAACAGAGACAATTGATAACGATGCCTCAAGCACACAAACTCCTCCCACTAAAAATGCACGTCCTTTAGGAAATGGTGCCAAGTTTATTGAGAGATTTGGCAATAAAGCAGTTATTTCTGGTATAGATAGCTTTCCTTCTGATGTTTTATTTAGTGAAGAATATTTACCCGATGCTTTTGATGATTCAACTAGTACAAGATTAGTTTTTAAGGCTAACGGAAATGGACCGATAACAGGGATTAAAGTTGGATATTATACAAGCGATAATCTTAATCCTTATATTTGTGTCTTTAAGAAAAGAGGGATTGATGTTTATTCAGAACTTGGAGGAAATCCAAGCTATTCTACTGTTAGTTCTACTGTCGGCTGTGTCGCTCCTGATTCTTTACAAGAAATAAATGGGGACATTTACTTCATGTCTGAGTCTGGCTGGCATGTTATTAGTAATGGTCGATTAGTTGAGAAAAAGAATAAAGCTTTTAAGCTTGGCGATGGTGATATTGATTCTATCTTTACTGAAGAGGGCTTCACTTACGAGTTAAACAAATCAAATTTTGATAATTTCTTTAGTGTCTATTATCAGACCTTAAACCAATACTTAACTTTTGTTAGTGAGTCTGGGAATTCAAGAATCGAGAAAGCCTATAATTATGAATTTGATATAAATGGTTTTCGTCCCTATGAGTTCAATCTTGAGTATACTTGTGGGTGTATTGGCGAAGACTCCCAGGGCAATGAAATAGTGATTTTGGGTGGTAAAAATGGGCGTTTGTATAAGCATGGAACTAGCATAACAAAGCATGATGTAGATGCAGATAACAATAGTGTATCAATCCCTGCCTTTGCTCAGTTGTATTGGTTAGCCCATGAGGATCTAGATGCTAGTCTAAATTTTGGAACTATGATTTTCAAAGCTCTAAGCAATGAACAAGATATAACTGTCAGATGTTGGCTAGATTACAAGCTAAGTGACTTAACTTCTAAAACGTATAGTTTTACTGACACAAGTGGATCATTTATCCTAGATGTAAGCAAGCTAGATGAGCAGGTGTTAAGTGATGGGCGAACAATAGTAAGAAGTTTAGGAAGTGGAATATATAAAACAAGTCAGAGCTTATTAGTTGGTTTTTATATGGATGGGATTGATTACGATATGAAATTAATTTCAGGGCAGATCGATGCAAGCAAAAATGGCAACCCTAATTAGGAGAAATATACAATGAAAAAGTTTTTATTAATTACAATGATGCTAGTAGGGACGGTTTACGCTACTTGTTCCTCTCCTATTAGCCGTTCAAACTTTGGTGCTAACTCAATTTTAACAAGTAGTGATTTGAATACTCAGTTTAATACTGTTTACAATCACTCAAATGATTTAAGCGGTACTTGTATCACTGATGCGACTTTAACTAATGATAAGTTTGCAACAGGAGCAATCGCCAATAGTACAGTAACTTCAAAAAGTGCTGCTTACACAATTACAACAAGTGATCAAATCAATTTAGGGAACGCCTCAGGTGGTGCTTTTACTTATACTCTTCCTACAGCGAGTGGGAATTCAGGATTAAGACTAGTTATCAAGAAAACTGATAGCTCAGAGAATGCCATCACAATTAATGGTAATGGTAGTGAGACAATTGATGGAGATACAACACTTCTCTTAAACTCAGAAAATGATTTTGTTGAGATTGTATCAGATGGATCAAACTGGGCGATTATTGATAATGGAATAAAAAACAGATCAGAAACCAAGCTTTTAACGGCTGATGTTACAGCTCAAACAGATTTATCAGACCTTACCTTTACAGGATTAACTGTAGGGAAAATATATCATGTTACAGGTCAAATGAGGGGTAACTTTACAGATGGTCAAGACGTGGGTGTTAAATTCTTTTCAGCTGCTTCAGGAAGTGGGACTCAATATGGATTTACTTTTGGAGATACTGGTGGGGTCACAGTTAATGACTTAACTAGGGCGGTGTCTTTAAAGTTTGTCGCTACGAGTACAGCTCTTTATGTTTATAAACAAAATGCTAACAAAATATTTTACGGTAATAGCACAAAAAATGAATCGTTTTTAACTATTACTGAATTAAACGATGAAGTAGAAACAACAGACTTTTAATAAGGACTAACTATGTTAGGTGGATTATTTGGAAAAAAAGGTAAAGACAGAGCAAAGGGCGGATTACTTGGCGGTGCTTTAGGCGGTGCCGGTGGCGCATTAATGGGTGCCGGAATAGGTGGTGAAAGCCTTAGTGGCATGCTCTTTGGTAAAGATCGAAAGATTAAAGCTCCTAAGATGATGATGACTCCTCTTGATCCAAGAGCGAATGAGCTTATCAATGCTTCAATGCCAGCTAGAAAAAAGCTACTTCATGAATATCAAGATGAAATATTAAAAGCTAAAAGACAAGCCGACCCATTAGAACTGGCCAAGCAAATAACTGGGACTCGAATGGCCCAAACTGAAAGAGGTTTACTAGGTTCAAGAGAAGATCAGTTAAGACAGCTTAAGGAAATGACAGCAAGAAGAGGTTTAGGAAATAGCTCGATAGGCATAGGAGCTGCTTTAGGTGTCAATAGAGACATTGGACAAAGAATGGCACAAGCAAGAGCAGATATAAGAGGCGGAGAAAGCTTGTTAGGTCAAGATATTAGCAGACAACAGGCAGCTGATAGAATGAGAGCTTTGCAAGGTGCTAGTGCTGGGATTGGATCAATTTTATCAGGGATGCCGGTTCAAAGAAATATGTATCAACAGCAAAGAGATCAAACTGTCAGAGGTCCAGGGCTTATAAATGCATTAGCTCCGATTGGTGGTGCTTTAATCGGTGGAAAACTTGGTGGAGCACAAGGGGCAGCTGTTGGAATGCAAGCAGGGTCAGGCATTGGAAGAATTATGCAGGGGATGTATTAAAATGAATGGTTTAACGGCAAGAGAAAGAGCTTTTCAAGAAGGCTTAGACATGTTGCAAGGAGCTGCTCAGCAAGGGTTTAAAGCCTATGAGCAAAATCAACAGGCTAAAAGAGATAGAGCATTGCAAGCATTAAACTTGCAGAATCAACTAGCTCAAACTGGAATGGAAATAACTCCTGAAGTTCAACAACAAGTTAGCCAAGCAGTTGAAAGTGGTGAATACGGTTCACTTGGTGGAGTCTTCAGTCAAGCTCGCCAAGGACAAATGCAAAGACAAAGAGATCTTGAAGCTCAAAAGCTGCAAAGAGAGCAAGATCGATTAGCACAACAGCAAAGAGAGCGTGAACTAGATAGACAATTTAGACAACAGCAATTGGCACAACAGCAAAGCCAATTTGAGCAAAGAATGGGCCAGCAAGAAGCCGACAGATTAGCTAAGCAACAATTAATGCAGCAACAAGCAATGCCAACTCCTCAAAAGAAGTTAGCTAAATTAGGCGCAGAGGCAAAAAGTAAAGTTGGTTCGCTTGCTAGTGGGATTGATGCAATAAACAAAATGGAAAAGTCTTTGTTAAGTGGTCAAGGGGATGCTGACTATATTACTTCAGACACTCCTTTTATTGGTGGGCTAATATCAGACAATCCTTTCACTGAAAATCAAAGAGTTTTAACTGAAGTGGTTGGGAGACTACAATCAGGTGGGGCGATCAATAAAGATGAAGAAAAAAGATTTGCCGATATGGGTCCACGTCCAGGTGATAACATGGAGACTCAAAAAAGAAAATTAGAAAATCAAAGAAGATTTTTACAAAATAAATTAAATGCTTTTGGGTTTCAATCAGGTGAGTTAGCCGATTTAGGATTTGAGGTTTCACCTAGATATAATCCCAGTCAACAATTTGCTTTAAACCCAGTAAATGTGCCAGGAATGGATGGGCAAGCGGTAGCCGGTCAAGGCGTATTTACAAGAAATGAGCAAAGAAGACAAAGAATAGAAGAGTTAAGAGCAAAAAGAGGTCGTTAATGTTAACTCCTGAAGAAGAAAAAGAATTAGCATTATTAGAGCAAGAAGAAGCACAGTTTCAACAAATGAACACTGGTTTAACTCCTGAAGAAGAGGCGGAGCTGGCACAATTAGAAGCTGAAGAAGCTCAAATGAGCAATTTCCAAATTGACCCTACTCAGGAAGCTGATTTAGGCTTTGCACTTAGATCAAGATTCGCTATTGAGCCTCTTCAAACAAATAGAGCTGCCCTGCTTATTGAAGAGCTTGGTCAAGAAAATGTTATGCAAGACCAAGAGGGGAATCTATTTGTTCGTGATAAAGAAAACACATTTAGACCAGTAAACGCCCCTGGCGCAAGTCCAGCCGATATTGCAGACATAGCCGGTGCATTGCCCGAATCAGTCGGTGGATTAATCGGAGGAGCTGGCGGAGCTGTTGGGGGTGCAGTTGGTGGAGCAGGTGTCGGTGCCATTCCAGGTGCTATCGCTGGCGGTGTTGCAGGTGGGGCAGCCGGATCAGCGGCTAGACAAGGCTTATCAGCATTATTAGGGACTCCTCAAGTGGCGGATATTGGCGAAAGGGCAAAGGAAGTTGCTTTAAGTGGTGCCTTTGGTGG